TGACCTTTAATGTAGGCATGTCGATGATGACAAGTTCTCGGCTATCCTTATCCAGAATAGCGACAGCCCCGAACGCGCCGGGATCAATGCCCATGAACTTCATGGGCGGTATCTATAATATCAGAAGCTAGTTCGCAAGTGACTGCGTGGCCCCAAAGACTTACGATGGCGAAGCCCGTCGGGTTTGTGGCGACGCTTTGCTTTTGGCTGTGGTCGCCATGACATGTCTTTAACACCACTCTTCTTGGCCATTACTTGCCTTTCGTATATACCTTATAGTCGCCGGGATCGGTGAACTGAGTACCGACAGGAAGCGCGTCATATTGTTCTTGGCTCTTGATGAGAGGAGCCTTGCTCAACTGACGCAGCAATGTGTCGGCTGTCATGCCGGTGCTGCTTTCGACTTGGCGGTTGAGCATGATCTTCTCTTCACGGTTCATGCCCTTAAACTTCTTTAGCAAAGAAAGTTCTGGGTTCTCCGCGTTGAACTTAGCGTTGGCGGCTTCACGCGCCTTGCTGTAAATCTCTTTGATTGCTGCGGACTTACCGACATTATCCAAGTTCTGATACTCAGGAGACTGCAACAACGGTGCGATCCCGCGCTCGGCAATGATGCCGAGGTCGCGGTTAACAAGGCGGTCGATAGCAACTTCGCCGGTCTTTGACCCCACATCGTAGGCCGTAAGGCCAAGTTTATCCAATTCGCTTTCGACAATGTTCTTGGCCGGACGGATCGTGGCCCCAAGAAGCTGACGCAACGCGGGGTTATCAGTGGTCAATGGCCCTTCACGCGTGGCCGACACCGCTGCCGGAACGCCCATTGCCTGCTGCGCTCCGGGTATTGGACGCACAAGAGCGGCAAGTGGGTTGTCCTTGGTGTCACGGTAGACCGCTTCTTCGGGATCATACTGGGCGTAGAAATCTTTGAACGTGCTGAATGGTTGAAGGAAGCCCGCGCCTACATCGGCCAGCCAGCTTGTCGCAATCGTCTTGGCTTTGTCGAGGTTTCCGGCAGCACCAGACAAATCCTTGAGAAGCTGGTCCGTTACATAGAGGCCCGTGCCTGCACGAAACTGCGCGCCGGATAGACCTTGGAGAATATCCTTTGTCTCAAACGCTTGGTCTAGGGTATTATCCTGCGCTCGTTTAATAAGATCAGCAACCAAAAGATACGGAGCCGCCGGGAAGTACGGGCGAAGATCGACTGTCCGGCCATCCTCAAGTTTCCCTTCGTACCATTTCTCCCCAGCGTTTTCGCTGTTGCGGAATTGGTACGCACCGTACAGCATGGACGAGCCGACAATGGCTTTAGACACAGCCGACACATCGCCCTTAGCAAACTTGGCGCGTTCCGCTTCGGTCAACAGCTTAGTGAAACCCGCAGGGCTGTAGTCAAACTGGAACTTTAAGGCGTTCATCATGAAGCGCGGAAACGGCATGATCGTTGTACCGACAACGCGGGCAACGGTCCCAACCTTGCCCATTTTGTCCAGCATATCCCCAAACTTATCGGCAACTTCAGATTTGCCGGAGTAAGTAAAGCCGAGGGTATCATCAAGCGCCGTAGCCCACGCTTCTTCGGGAAGATTTGCTAAGCCACCTGTGTCAACAAGTTCATCGAAGTCTAAATTAAGCCGTGTCGCTTCTCGGCGTAGATAGACCGGGAACATTGCTTTGCGCGTTGCTGTTTCTGATACGCGGTTAAAAAGGTTTGCAACGTCAACAGCCTTCTCAACTTTTGCAAACGCATCTTTCCTGACTACACGCGACACATCCGCCGCATAGGTAGCCGCCAATTCTTTTTGTATTTCTGGCTGCACATTCTTCATCTGCTCCCAGAACTTAGTGTTCCGACCGGGAGCAAAACGATCCGTAATAACAGCCGCTGCATCAAAGGGGTTAACGCCGACTTTCTCTTGGCGGAAAGGATTAGCCGCAGCGTTGACCGCGCTATCCATAAGGTTCGTCGCCGCGTCGATAGGCACGCGAACGCCAGACGAAATGACGTTGCGCATTGTTGTGGCAACGCTTGATACGAGCGCACCGCGATAGGTGTTGGATAGTCGTTTCCAAAAGTCCATACCGTCCGCTTCTTGAAGGCCAAGTTTAGCAATGTCGGCTGCTTCTTTAGGAACGTACCGGCTGGCGATACTGAAACGCTGCATAACACGGGCCGCATCGCCCAGACCTTGGCGTGATCCAGTGATAAGTTCGAACAGGTCTTCGTCTTTAAGGTCGTACTTTGTAACGAGTTTAGACACCTCTTCTTCGGGAAGAGTGCCTGCCTTGAAGTGGCGATAGAAAAACTCAGAGAACGGCATATCGGCTGGGCGTTGCAGCCCTGCGAGATTGCTATAGTCTGCGGCGAAGTTAGCAACCTTACCGCCAATTTCAGCGGTAGGCACAGGCTGCGTCTGGCCCTTCACTTCCATAGCCGCGATAGCGGGTTTGCCTGTTTCCGGTGTAGACGCTGGCAGATCATATGCTGCATTACGCGGTGCTACCGCAGCTTCAGGGATTGCTGCTGTGGCCACGGGGGCTTCCGGCAACTCAACCGCCTTCGCCTTTGGCAGCGTCTCCGGTATAACAGGGGCTGGAGTAACGGTCTTAGCAACTGCGGCCATCTCCGGAGAGAGCGCAGTTTCCGGAACCGCTGCCGCAACTTCATCCGCAACTGCGGCTGGGCCAGTAGCAAAACGGCCGATAGCCGCGCTAGTCTCCGGTGCAACACGACGGAGACCCGCCGCTACTGGCCTACCCGCAAATGGCAGAACGGTAAGCCCAGTGTTTAAATAATCTATACCTGTCCCACGACCTGTTAAGACATCGCCGATACTGGTTTCGATTGCGTTAAGGCCGAGTAGGCTTTCGATATTTTGAACTACGTCTTGGCCGTACTGTACCGCACCACGTTCATCAAAGCCGGGAAGCAAACCCGCTACATTCGCAACGCCAGAAGCAAGGGCGTCATAGACACCTCCCGTAATTGTAGTCGGGGTAACTGCGGTTAGTTCTGGTTGCCGATTAGCGGTAACAACACTCTCGCCTTCTGCTGGCGTTCGTGCGACAACAGGAGCCGCAAGCAGTGGACCTTTGTAGTTCTTTGCAATCCAAGCATCAGCCGCAGCTTTAAGTTCATCGTTGCTGTTAAGCGACGTTACACCGGGAAGCGTGATCGTCTCCCCAGTGGCCGGAATTTTCAGGAATACTGGTTCGCCTTTTGGCTTCACTTCAGCCATTCAAAATCCTATCGACGGATGATTGGTGTACCGGTTGCTGGCGGGAGAAATCCAGCAAAGGGGTTGGAGGATGTCGGCCCTTTCTGACCGGTATCAATAGCGCGTGTTGGGTTCTTCGGATCAAACGCCATAATTCTGCCATCGGCTGTAGTACGGAACTGATACGACGGCGCGCTTCCACCACCGCCACCGCCGCGTCCATCGCCACGAGCAAAGCGTTTTTCATCAAGCGCCAAACTACGGGCTTGAAAAGCGGTCATCTGCTTCGGGATCGTCAGGACAAGTTCGTTCGTATCTTCGTTACGAATTTCAACCGCGTTGCCAACGTCAATCTCGCGTGTCTTGGACGGCATTTTCTGATCTGTAACGACAGACGAACCATCGCCAAATGTCAGTCGCACATTGCCCGTTGCCGGATCGCGGTCACGGTTGAACACTTGTTTTTGGCGGAACGCTTCTGTCTGCACCAGTTTAAATGCTTCTGCGGGGTCCGCATTCTCAAGAACGCCGCGCTGGCTTTCTGGCAAAGACGATGCGAATTGCTTAATGAATGCGCGCTGCTGCTGCTCTTGCTGCTGAGCCTGCTGCAACTGGGCAATCTGATACTGAGCGTTCAGCTTTTCCATCTGCTGCTTGCGCACGCCCTGAAGAACAGCGGACGGAGCCTGAGCACCTCGGCTACCTGCGGCGCGAAGTACTTGGCCAATCGCGCTAATCTTTTCGCCGGTTGATAACGGGTTAATGCCGCCGCTCATGAGAGCCTGCATATCCTGAATGTACTTTGCCGTCGGAGAAAGCGCAGGCTGTGCTGCTGTGGGCTGTGCTGCTGTGGGCTGTGCTGCTGCGGGCTGTGCTGCTGCGGGCTGGGGCACGACACCTGCCATATCAATAGAAGGCATAGCGCCAACAGAACGCACTACGCCACCCTGCGGGGTGCGCTTCGGAATCAATGTTTGCAGTAGGGCGTATATCGACATCTAATTATCTCCTCCGTAGAAGTTCAAGAAGAGTACCAAGCGCATCCGCAGCCGTACCAACTTGGCTAAGCGTTGACTGGCCGGGGGAAGTTGTTGTCTGCGTGACCGGAGACGGCAGACCCTGCGAACCCAAAAGCAATGTCCGAAGCTGCTGCTCTGGGAAGCCGCGCTGTTCGAGGAAGTCCTTGTAGGCCAGATCGAGGTTCTGCTGGGCCATGCCGCGTTGCGCTTGACCCGTACCCTGAAGCATCGAAGCGTAAGCCTGCTGATTGCCAAGTGCCTGTTGGCCGTAGCCCGCAAGAGCCTGTGCACCCGCAAGCTGCTGACCCGGCAGAGCCTGTGCAAACCCAGCGGCTTGCGAGTACCCCTGATTATACAGGTTCGACAGCGTTTGAGCCGTGTTCAAATCCTGCTCACCCGCAAGCTGCGCTTCGTATACACCACGACGTTCGTTACCGAATGCCCGCGATGAAGCAAGCTGCGCCCGCGTTGCTGCGTCACGTTCAGCGCGGCTCTGTGCAAGGCGGGCCATCGTGGCGTCGATGACGTTGGTCTGGAACGGCGACATGAAGCCGGTGACATCTTGCTGGAACCGCTGTGGCGTGTAACCCGCTGCGCCCTGAGCAACCTGTGTGGCTTGGTTAAGCTGCGGCATCCCAACTTGCTGGGTCGCAGCATTGATTGCCGTCTGGAACCCTTGCTCTTCAGCAGGACGGAACTGCGCAATGCGCGGCCCTTGATACGCCTGATACGGAATGGCCGCGACTTGCTGTGCGGCGGTATAATTACGCGCCAGAATATCCTGAATAAAAGGATTGAGTTGCTGTGCAGTGGTAGTAGTTTCCGCCATTATATTCCCCAAGCGGTTTGGCCGCCTAATCCTTCGTCATTAACACAAAACAAAATGAATTGACAGCCCATTACTACTGCACCTGCATTACTGATAGTAGGCAAGATGGCCCGGATGGAGCAAATGCCGTTGCAGGAGAAGCATGAAGTTCAAGGTTCGTGCTATCAGCGGCCCACATTAACTCAATGTAATCGCCAGCAACTAATGAAAAGAAGTCATCGCGGCCTGACGCCATGTGGCCACCGTTGATGTCACTTGTTGACAAGAACGTACTTGCCGAAACATCTGTTCCATTTTTCCTGAACCAAAAATATGTAGTTTTTGCGCTGCTGTTATTGGATAGAACTGTAAAATGGGCTGAGAAATTATAGATGCCAGCTTCCGTTACAACGATCCGAGAGGCAGGCGATCCGATTGAAACGCCGTTACTTTCTTCAGTTGTGTCGAATGTAATCGCATACGCCGTATTCGCAGCGGCAGGAGACACACTAGCGGTCTTCTTAAACTGGCCGTAGAACCCGTCGTAGATCAGCTTGGCGGGGGCGTAGATACCAACGTCCTGACCCTTCTCGTAAACATTATTCGAGAAAAGTTCTATGAGGCGGTTGCGTTGCGCTTCATAGTTTGGGTCGTACTGAGCAGGAGGTGGGGGTAGCTTAATGCTCATCGACGCCCACCCGGAATTGCGTTAAGGCGCTGCACACCAACACGCCAATCAGACGGCGTTGTGGTTGTTACGCGCATCTTTATCTGGCGTCCGTTGAAACGAACCGATGTCGGCTGTGTCAAACTATACGGGCCGTAGGATGTCTCTTCACTTGTCGGATAATAGCGCGTCTTAAATGTGGCGGAGACGCTACCCTGATTGCGTTCGTCTGGGATCATCTCGTTGATATAAAGGATTTGATCGCCGTTTCCAATCTGGAACGGACCGCTCTCGGCGTAAGGAAGCGCGTCGCTGTAGTTCAGGCCAACTTCGTGGTCGTAGATGAAGCCATCTGTGCCAACCATGACTGGGTTGCGGAACACGCTGCGGTCCGTACCCGCTGTACGAGCCAGCGTGCCAATCGTCCAATGGTTCTCCACATAATCCCACGCAACGTAGCTGTCATTCTCGTTAGAGTTGGCCGATGGATAGAACCACCAGACTTCGTTGTACTGCGCGTTGTTAACAGCGTAGACTTTGGAGATTTGGTTGGTGTTAATGTTGTTGAACACATAGTCGTAGACTTCGCATGGTAATGGCTTCACATAGCCATCATAGATGTGGAAGCCCTTCTGGCCCATCCATACCGCCATATTGTCAAGAACAGCAACGCAGTTGGCAGACGCAGCGCCGCAAGCACGGCCCGCGATTTCCGCTTGATACACAAATGGCTGGCCGACGTATGTCAGAGTGTGCGCGTCAATGTCAGTCAGGATAAGGTTCTGGCCGCGAACGCGCTTACCGGTCATAATCCGCCCAGACGTTTGCAGTATGATGCTACCCGCCAGATTGGTAGAAGCGGCTGTCCAGATGGTATTGTTTTCGAGATCGGACCACGCAACCTTACGGCCATCGCCGGAAGCACCCAGCGCAAACAGGGAGCGTTCGGCAGTTACAAGAAGACCAATGCAACTTGTCGGCGCGTTGGTGATTACAGCGGCTTTTGTTGGCGTTGTGTAATCAAGCTGCCACTCATACAGCTTGCCGTCAGATGTCGAGCAGCCGACGAGATATTCGCCCCAAGTATCTAGCGACCATGTGGTAGCCGCCGTTACCGAGCCAGTATCCGGACGAGGTATGCCGTAATAACCACTGCCGTAAGTACCAATCCCGTAACCCGCACCCGAAGAAGCGTTGTCAGAACCTGCGGTAAAACCAACAGGCGTAATATCTACCAGAACATTGGATTGTGTTACCGCATAAAGTTTCGACGAAGTTCCGATAGCCATGAGGCGTACATCGCTGTTCGTCTTCCACGCCAGCAAAGAGCGGGCCTTGCCCGTTAGCGCGGTAATGTTGCGCTTCTCCCACCCGCCAACCGGCTCCATTGCGCCTTCTGTCCAGCGCACAAGATTAACGTCGTACCACCGCCCGGCGGACTGAAGTTCAGTGCCGTTGCGAAATACGCCGGGAGGAATGTTAATCGGAATGAGCGCCATATTTTTATCCGTACCTAAAGTCTTAGGTCTTATATCACTTCTTGGGAATTTTTACAGCCTCTTCCCATGCTTCTATTGTTCGGCGGTGACGCAATGCGCAGTCACCATATTTAGCTAATATATCGACTTCCCATATAGCACGCTCAGGATCAATAAGCGTAGCTGGTGGCGAGGGAAGCGGCGGGCAGTTACTCGCTAGGTTCGCTGGCGGCTGCGGCATTGGCGCGATTGACGCCGCCTTCGAGCAGCCCGATAAGACGAGGGTCAGGAGCACAATCAGCAGGAACAGCAGGCAAAGTCTTATATATCTCGCGGATGGTTTGCTTTTCTCCGGCGACCACGACATCGGCTTTATCTCGTTCGGATTGGTAGAGCGTTGAAACCTCATCTATTTTTCCTTGCATTTGCTGGCGCTGCTTCGCAGCTTTTTCCAGAACCGCAGAATACGCGGCATCGCACTGCCAGTCTTTGACCTTCCACCCGGCGGTAAGGCCAACAGCAAGAGCGCCTGCCGCCACATAACCCATGAATGGATTAATCCGCACCATTTATTTTGCCCCATTCTCTCACCGCAAATATAGTCGCACAAGATGCAATCGTAGCCGCCAAGTCCGTAAGAGAAATCGACTGGCTGTTTACAATGGGCAAGGCTACCGCATTTACAATAACACCGCAAGCAATACCGACACATGTGACTGGACGCCACCAAACCCGGACACGCTCAAGCAGCGCGGTCTCAAGTTCTTTAATCGTCATTTTGGGTCTGGGTATTTAGCGTGCGGAAGTTCCCAATGCGGGCCGTCCTTAAACGACTTCCAGTCCCCGCCCCAAGTGATCGACACATTCTCAAGATGCGCTGCCTTCTTCATGGCCTCTTCAATCTTATCGAACAGCGGCCAGTCCCAACGAATGCTACCTGCTACATACGGCGCGATGTCAACCGCGAATCCGTGAATGTGGCGCGAACGCATAGTCTTGGTCGCACCTTTTGCGAACAGTTCTTTCTGCCGTGCGGGGGTCCGCAGCCCTTCGATGACAGTGAAATCAATATCGGAAATGCTGATAGCGCGCTTAACGACGCGCACCAAATCGGGATGCACACCACGAAGGTTTAACAGGGAACGTGGGCCTAGCTTAAACGCCATTACCGATCTGCCTTGTTGTCCAGCTTGTCTTCAATCCGGCGGAGGTGCATCATAACCTCGTCGAACTTCTTGTCGATGCTGTTGAATTTCTCGTCGCCGAACTCCAGCTTCGTCTCAAGAATTGCAAGACGATTGCTTAACTGCGTCCACACACCAATGATGGCGAAGATGCCCGCAACGACGGTGAGAAGCGTGTCGATGCCGAACGACATGTCCATTAGATAGTCCCTTCTACCCAAGCCAATGTGGCTTCGTCCCAAGTGTATACCTTACCGTCGTCTGGGCATGGTGTTGGTGCGTCCCAAAGGCAGGTGTCTTCGTTGAGTGTCCACGACGCGAAAGGCTGTGGCGCGTAAAAAGCATCGCGCTCTGCGTCGTATGTATCACCAACGCCCGCGTAGTTCTTACGTAGCGGTTGGCCGTTTGGATGTTGGCCACCGTAGGTATTGTACGATGTCTGCACAAAAAGCGATGGGTCGCCAAACGCGCCCGTGTCAATAACATCCTGTTCGATAACCAGAACTTCGGTGACGATGCCGTCGATAACTTTTGCAAAGTGGCTCATGCTGTGTAACTTCCAGATGAGTTGAATTGGAGAATTGTGTTTGCGCCGCTAGTCGTAACCGTTGGCGAACCGGTGGTTGTGCCGCTGTAGTCGGCTGTTGGGATCGAAAGGATGACTACGCCAGAACCACCAGCGCCACCAGTTACGGACATACCGCCACCACCACCACCGCCAGTGTTAGCAGTGCCGGAAACGCCTGTATTAATAGTGCCGTCACCGCCGCCACCTGCCCCGCCGGTTCCGGGGGTTCCGCCTTGAGAGCCGCCACCGCCACCGCCTGCGCGTGTAACTGAAGTTCCTGTAATAGATGACGCAGCGCCAGCGCCGCCGTTACCCGCAACACCGCCCCCCGCAGCACCCCCGACGGCACTTTTGCCACCGCCGCCGCCGCCATGACTAGCGAAGAGTTCGCCAAGACCGCCAGCAAAACCTTCGCCTGACACGCCAGTACCCGCCACCTCCGTGCCAGAGGTCGAGCCGCCAGTACCGCCACCAGAACCGCCGTTTGAACCGTTCTTTGGAGAGTTGCCGCCGCCGCCGCCGCCGCCAGTAGGCGCTATGGAGTTAAAAGATGAACTAGAACCGCTTGATCCGCGCCCGCCAGTTCCGGTTGCCGCACCGCCAGCGCCAACCGTGATAGTATATGTCGTGCCCGGTGTTAAAGTTGATGTGCCTGCGAGATAGCCACCCGCACCACCACCACCCCCACCAGAGCCGCCACTACCACCGGCTCCGCCCCCTGCGATGACGAGATAACTGGAAGAGTAAGGCGCTTTGCTGCTACCCATCCCCGCCAAGGCGCACATAATGCCAGTCATTAAGTTAATCCTGCGCCTGAAATCACCCAAGTTGTAGAAGCAACCTTTACGCAAGTCACAAGGCCGTATTGCGCCAGTGTGCGTGAGCCTGTGTTGGCTGTTCCAGCTTGGCGCAGTGTGTCTGAGGTTATGGAAATAGTTTGGTTGCTGCCGCTGTTGTTATATAGGGCGATGGCTGTGCCGACAGGGAACGCGACAGAGGCGTTGGCCGGGATGACCCAGCCGCCAGTCGTGTTAGAAACCTGCTTGCCTGCATCAGACAACGCCAGCGTGTACGCGCCGGTCTGGGCGTTTTGCGGCAAGCCGCGATAGCCAATGCTATCCGCAGCTATAGTTCCCGTAGCCGTAACGGTAACATCTTGGTCGAGTGCGGTAATGTCAGTATTAGCGCCAGAGGCTGCTTTGGCGTTAAGCTGCGTCTGGATGGCGGATGTCACGCCATCGAGGTAGCTAAGTTCCGTTGGGCTAAGCGTAGCGCCGTTGGCGGATACGTTACCCGCAATAGTCAGCACTTTGCCCGCGCCGACGTTTACGCCGACAGACGTTCCTGTGCCATTCGCAGCAAAGAGCGCGTCGAGTTGATCGAGATCGGTATTGAGTTTTGTCCCCCAAGTATCGGCGGATGCGCCAACTTCAGGTTTAGTCAATCCAAGGTTTGTTGTGGTTGTATCAGCCATTTAATTCCTCACGCAGCTTGCTGCCATATTTCTTCTGTAACAGAAATTGGCGTCCATGTCTCGCTTGTTATTGATTGTGGTGTCCAAGTTTCTGCAATTACTTCGACGGGTGTCCAAGTCTCAGATGTATCACTCGCAGCCGTCCACGTTTCCGGCGTGATCGGCTGCGGCTCCCACTTCTTCTTGGCGTCAATGACGACGCTAGATTGCGCGTTACAAGTGACAGATGTCGTCGTCTTGCGGACCACAGACACGCTTGTCGATGAGACTGCGTTCGATGTGGCGTTGATATTGAACACGCCCTGCAACGATACAGAGGCGCTGGAGACGGCGTTAGAGACACAAGAAACGCCGCGCTAGATGTCGCTGTAGAGGCCACAGCGGCGTTCTGGATGCGTTGCGCCGATGCAGACGCACTCGACGCAGCGTTGGCCGTAACTGCAATGGTCGTAACCTGCTGCGCGGCTACAGTCGCGGAGGATGTTGCTGTGTCAGAGACAGCGGCAAGCAGGATACTTTGCGCGGAGACGGCAGCACTGGACGCGGCGCTGACAGATACGGACGCCTCAATGGGGTCTTCGCCGTAGCTGCCAATACCATATAATCCGCTACCGTATCCCGCAGGGATACTGGCAGTAGAAAAAGGCCCGTCGCCGTAAAGACCGCTGCCGTAGCCAGCCATCTAATTAGTCCAGATTGATGTCGAAGTCGCCCGCAGGAATACGGAGAACGTCACCGCTTGCAATCGTCTTGCTCGTGGTCAACGCACCATAGGCAAGCATATTGCCGCTTGTGGCCGCATCGAAGACAGCAGCATAGGTCACTGTGCCCCATGATGCAGTCGCAGTTGGGAACTCAGCCGCCGCTGTATTGGACGCCTGATTGGCCGTGACTGTGAACGCAATCGTCTGACGAGCGTAAGAGCCGCCGGAGACTTCCGTGCCGCCGCCGCCTTCGCCGGGATCAGACGTAAAAAGACCGACATACAAAGTAGAAGGCGCGGTGTACGGCGTTGCACCAAACACATGACCGAGAACTTTGTTCTCAAGATAATTAGAAAAACTCATCCGAAAGTCCTTATCCGTGCTTTAAGTTTAGACGAACCAATACGGGCACGCTCATCGGCGATACGCATATCTTCTACCAGCTTCTCATAAATAGAAGCCCAGACGCCAGTACGTTCATCTTCCTTCAGATACGGCGCTGACTGCATCAGCGTGCCGTATAGGTAGATGTCTGGACTTTCAGTAAGCAGCCAATTAGTCGGCGCTTCGTCCGACAATGCGGGTAGCTTGGCGTAGTAAAGAAGTTCGGCGTCGTAGCTTCCATCCGGCTGCGGGAGAACTTCGAACTGCTGGCCGATAGTCGTGTAGAACATCGGCTGGTTCGCCGCGCTGTACATCTGGCTATCTTCGAGAAGTTGTTCTGGCGTTACGAATACAAGCGGGGTGATAGGGTTTGTGTTCAACTGGAACCGGATAGTTTCTTTCCAGTCAGCAGGAACAGCAAAGTACGGCGTATCCATAGTTGCGGTCGCCCGCGTCACCATCTTGCGGTGACGGATTTGACGGGTCATCTGCGCTTCAGCAAGCGAGATAAAGTTTGGTATAGCCGCCGTCAAATCAGACCGATTGAGCCAATCGGCGACTGCGGTCTTCAACTCTGAATACGTCGTAATCGCCATTAGACAGTCCCCGGCCTTGTGCGGAAGTAACGATTGTCAGGATCGTTCAACCACTTCTTCATCGCCTCTTGGTCTTTAGTAATACCTTGGCGCTCAAGTTCATAATACACTGAAATCGGGATACTGCCAACCTTTGTCCATTCACCCCAGCGTTCCGGCGCGGCGTTGAACTCGCGCTTGTTCTGCTCGATGATTGCCGAAACGTCCTGCTCTTTCGAGATGATCGCTTCGTCCTTCTCGGCATCGTAA